GTAGCTTGCCCATCTATCTCATAAATGGCTCTTGCTAATGTTTGACGTCGAATTTCAAAAGACGCATCTACATCATTGACGCAACCAAAAATAGCCATAGTAGCTTCTCTAGCTTCTTTTGTTTTTAATGTACGTAATGAAAATGTAACATTATCTATTTCAACCACTTTAGTTAATCTACCTATATTAGCTAATAGCTCAACGCGTTTTTTAGCGTAATCTCCTACCTTATCTTCTTTTGAAGATATGTTACGTCTATATTGTTGTAGCTCTTCGCGTTCGCCAGCCGACAATTCATAGCCTGGAGCCTGCTGTGCCGCTCTATACATAGGATTTAGAGAAGGCTCATCGGGATCGCCTACATTAAATTCTCGTAAGTGGCTTTGTGGTTCTGCGGTTTTCTTAAAAGATGAAGACATTAAAATACCTCGTAATCATTTAATGTATATATCAAATGATGCGAGGTATTTAATAATTATTTACAAACTCTGCGAGAACGCTTTCTGGAAGACCAGGGACGATTTACTTTTTCTATAAGATGATAATAATGTTTAACACAATATCCTTTGGCATCGTGCGGATTATTGCATCCATCGATACTGCATTTACGATTTTTAGTTCGAGAGACTGCCATTTTTTGTTTGGTTTCTTCGGATGCTTTTCCGCCTTTTTTGGCTTCGGACATTTTGTTTAATGTTTCTTGCGAGAAACAGTTAGTTAAACCTTTGTTCCAAGCGATTTGTCCTTTTTTACCTTTATTACCGGTAGAAATTTTCTTCTTGGTTTCTTTTGAATGATGATATCCATTAGTACCCGTGCCACCCATTGACATATTATAACCATTATTAGTAAAATAATGAGATTGATATTGTTGTATCAACATTATTTCAACTAAATCTGTATCTGCTTGTGTTTTTGACATTGCTATAACTTCGAATATAAAGTTATGAGCGCCATATTTATTAATGGCATAATGAATTGCTTTCGTGGGTTTGGCAGATTCTCTACGATGCTGGTACCAACGTCTAGTTGGTTGTACCGTTTGTCCAATATATATTTTATTGTTCAGAAGATTAGTAATTTTGTATAGATAATGCATATTTTGATACGTAAATATGCATATATTCCGGCAATCAACGAAACACAGAATTTATTAATCCCGGGGCATCCAATGCACCACGACGTAAGCCACGATCTGTTTGTTGTTCAATACCTTCAGAATCTGTCTGAAGAACTAACCCGCGCGCTCCACCAGTTGCTGCATTAGCACCTTGAATGGTGCTGCTAATATCTTCTGCCATCCAAGACATATTATCTGTAATAAGGAAGTTATCAGCCGCATAAGCATAATCGATACCTGTAATCCATACATTTTTGATTGTAGTAACAATCATATTTTCATTATCGCCATTCCATTTATCATAAATATCGATATCAAAAGGAACGCGTTGTGATTTGGCGTGAATAAATCCACGACTAAATGCTTCGGCAACACGTAAACGATCGTAACGAATACGACGACAAGTGCCTGAAATATTTGTAGATTTGGTAGGAGCACTATCAATATGACCATCGGTTCCAACTTCATCAATAGGAGTAACGGTTCTATCTTCTTTAATATCGATATTTTGAATTGCACCAACAGGATTAAGACCAACACGAATAACTATATGAGTACTTAATGCTGTGCCAGTTCTATTGGCGGGAGGGCTGCTTTCGATAATGGAACCAGTTTGCGGTGTATACAACGCCATTTTTATCCTTTGAAAAAATACTTACTATATAATATTACGTTTTATGCCTTATTCCCAAGCCAATAACTGGCTTGGGAATTTAATAAGGATTAGATTGTGCCGACACCGACTCTAATAAAGATCCAATTGACTGGATAATTGGGTTGTACTTTAACCGAGATATTCCATTGTCTTGGATCAACTGCATCACGTCTAACTACCAAGTTTGTATAATCAGTGATAATCTTTTGACTGATAAACGCTCTTAACATTCCGACTGCGCGAGTTGTTAACATTGGAATAACATCTGAATCTTCGGGCATACCGATAAATCCAGCAAATGCTGCGCGAAGTGATTTGGCAATACGATCTCTAATAAAGACGATTGACATTTCCTCTTCTTCGGGGAATCCACTTTGTGTAGTTGTTTTGCCCCAAATGACTCTGCCGCCGCCCGCGACTGGTTGAAGAACTGCAACACCAGCGGCTGCAAGTTGTTCCATTGTAGTTACAGAGAGGGTTTTGTCACGTAGAATATTGAAACCGCTAATTACTTTATTGGTAAGTGGCATTGCGATATTAACAGTTCCTGATACTAATCCTGCAGCTGCAGCAGCAATATAGAATCCGCTAATTTTCGTATTTTCACCACCAACAACCGCCACAATTTCATCTGGCCAGAAGTACATTGCACGGAATGCGTGTCCGAAACCATCTGAAACTGAATAGTTAGTTAAGTCTTCAGTATTACCATCTAATACTTCAGCAACAGTATCTCCTTGAATACCTTCAAGTATACCAATATCTTCTACTGCTGCAGGTTCTGCGCCAGTAAGATTTTCAGGAGTTAATCCTTGAATCGATCCAGTAAAGAGCACACGCTCTTTCTTGTTACGAAGATTACTCATTGTGAGACAATGATTTAAGAAGTTTTGAAAAATAACTGAAATGGTTTGACTTGGTAGTGGTACCAAAATATCCAATTCAATTGTTTCTAACTTATCAAGAGAAGCAACCCATCCAGCATCATAGAAATCTGCATCTCTATCATCAATTAATGTAATACGAAGTGAATTTCCATCTGGAACAACATTATGATTTAATATAAGGAAACTTTGTAAGTTACCAGAATTTTGATCAATTACTTCATAATCTAAAAGAGACTCTACAACAAAGGTTGTTGAACTGCCATCTAATACCAAGAGCCCGTTTTCTACGCGAATGATATCCCAAGTACCATTATTTCCGCTATTAACAGCATCAAAGATTTTAACTTGTTTACCAATATAAGATGCAGTAAATGTTATGCCAGATACACTAAAGTAACCGTCAGAACCTACGTGCGTATTGATATACCCATCTGCTCCGAAATTCAATACTTCACCATCTAATACTGAAGTAACAGAATAACAGAATGAAGTGCCGGAAGGTACGGCTAAATCGCTAAATATGAAACTTGAAGTTGTTGGATTTACCGCATATATATTTGGATCTACAGGTAAAGTATCAAATGTAACTTTATTAGGCAGTAATTGTGTTTCAACTAATGTTGTAGTATCTGTTACAAAGACGTGAATATTTGAATCAAAATTAGGAGTTACGCCTACTGGTAATGGAAGTATAAATGTATTAGCATTAGTAGATGTTGCATCAAAATTTGAGTCTAATACAATTGAAGTACGACGAGGTAATGGTGGCTTGGCTTGTAATGCAAAGATGCCGGGAGGACTATTTGCAAAAGCTAAACTTGCACCCAAAGATAACGTATTCTCTAATGTTGGAGTTCCGTGTTTAACGGTTAACTCTTGCATCGAAGTAAAGAATTCTGGGTCATTAATATCTGCAACAGCAATATAAGTCGCTGTTACTGAATCATTTTTATTAAGCGCTCCGCCTTTAACTTGAAGTGTGAAATAATCACCTTCGCGGAAGACAGAAATAGAATTACCGCCACTTTTAGTTTCAAAGATTTTGAAAGAAAGAATACCGTTACTTACTTCCGTACCATTAGATAACCAGGTAAATGGATTACCAGTTGAATCTAATAAAACTCCGGAAACAGAACCGAAGGCTAAAAATTTAGCCGTATTTTGTACAGGAACACCCAAAGAATTGCGTTGTACAGAAATACATTTAACTGTCCAGGTTTCGGTAGGTGCATTAACATCTTCTAATGTTGGTACTCCACCATAACCATCTAAATAACCATCACCTACGTTAGTTGCACCGACTGTATATAACTCACCGCCCTGATCTTGCAGATAGGCAGTTTGCAATTCAATTCTACCAGTAGCGATATCAATTCGATAACCATAACGATTATCAAATGTATCAGTACCAGGAACCTCTTCAAGCCCAACTAAAGGTACACCGTTCTTAAAGAGCTGTGTACGGTTTGAAACGATTGGTGCATTTTTTAGAAGAAAGTGCCTACTATCTCTGCCAGTTACAGAGGTATAAGAAGAATTTAATCCATCGTTACCACTACCGACGGCAGCAGCAACCACTACTTCAGTTCTTGCACCAGTACCCACTAAAAGCGCTAAACGCGTGCCGCCTGGAACAGAAACTCCAGCAGTATTGGTTTCAATACTTGTAGTTACTCCAGGTAAAGTACTCGCACCAGCAGGAAGATTAGCCATTTTTGTCCTTGTTATTCATAGTAATCCACACTATCATTGAAATATGATATTATTACCGTAAGAAGTTTGAAATTCATTATAAATCCGATAACACTTCAAGTAAAGTTTGTTCATTATTAATAGTTAAATTGGGAGCAACGATACCATCAGGTATTGAACCAAATTCCATAGCCGCATTTATTACTTCAATAATATTACTTACAGGTATTAAACGTCGCCATTCTGTGCGTATTTTTAAAGTAACGGTATCCTTAAATAATTTATGATTTCTATCATCTGTCTCACTTGGTCCAGCAGTAGACACTCCCGTTACCACTAAACCTTCTTTTACTAATTCATTAAAAGCAACATCTACAAATCTAATTGATGTTAAATCCGTTAAATCATCTCTGGAACGCATATCTCTGGCTAAAATATCAATATTAATTGAACCTTCCCAAGCTCCTGCAAAAATAAAATACTTTGGATCTTGAAATGTTTTAATATTTCCATAACCATCTTGAAAAATCAATCTATCCCATTGTACTGATGATGTTTCTCTATTAAAAGAAATAGGTACAGAGCTAAATGAACCAGATCTTACGATAAGGGCTGGGAAAAAATCCGCTTCCATTTTAAATGCTTCTTGTATACAAAGTCTAGTTGTAGAGTCATCATTAATACCGGCATCTAATGGCAAGTCAGTTACATCTACTACTTTAGCGTACCCGTATTGATCGGTTACATATCGATAAAATGTATCTTGGGCGAAAAAATCTCTTAAAGAAAATAATACAAGTTCTTTAGAATGCAAATTCATAGTATTTTGCACTATATGATGTATTTTATTTAAATCTGATTTAAAAAAGTGTGAGGAAACCATTTATTGCCATTTTACATACATATATGTAATTATCATTACCAAATATATTTTATAACTATTGGTGATAATACATAATCCATTCCACCACCTAGTACAGAAAGATCATTAGTCATATAAACAAATAAAGTTATACATTTATCTTTATAATTTATAAAATTATCTGGGTCACTTCCCGTCGAAGTATCTAGTGTCAAATATTGAGTTGCAGCCTGCAAAGCAGCTATGTTAGTAGCCAAATCAATCGAAGTACTAATATTTTCTGGAACTATTGGTTCATTATTTTTAGAATCTAAAATTGAATTAGTACCAGTAACATAATTTGCAGTTACCACATCTTGTACTTGTAGAGTAAGAGAGTATGATCCGCTTGTTAATGCGGCAGATCCTATATTAATATTGTATATTCCAGCTTTGGTACTTAATATTCTAACTGCTTGTGGTAATGCATTATTTAAATTTAAAGTAGTATAAAAAGTTCTTGCTACTAAAGTATTAATATATACGCTCAAATGGCTAAATTGTGCCGTAATTGATCCTGAAGCATCATTTGCAATATCTCCGGCCGTAGTATCTGATGTAAATAATCCGGACGATATTGCTATTGTAGCATAACTTATTTGATTTTTATTACTTTGATAAATGGAGCGGGCGGATAAGCCAGAGACTAAATTTTCTACCGTACCATTTGTTGTTGATTGATCAAAAATATTATCTTTTATGATTTGATCAGTTGTGCTTGTTATGGCTATATAAGAGGTAATAGAAGATCCTGTTCCTCTTATAAAATTATTATTAGTTATAATAGAAGAACCAGAACTAATTGAAGTTAAATTGGTGGCACCTAATGCATTACCTATAGTTCCAGAAAATGTATTTTCATTTATAATAGCATCAGCTCCTAAACTCATATTTGAATCATAAGTATAGTTTGCGACAGCGGATCCTGTTGAAGAAAATCCAAGATCTATTGTATTATTTCTTATTTTTACATTTCTCACAGATGTTGCAAGAGCCATATTACCACCTACATCTTATTACTGTTGGAGAAAAATATAATGTTGCTGTTCCGGAAGATAATAAAAATCCGACTGCAAATTGTGCGATAATAGCATAACTTTTATTATTAATATAATAAGAATTAGCAGAAACATCTATTGAATAATACTGTGTAGTTAACATTGTGGTAGAAAAAAAAGATGATGCATTTAAATCTTGAGATACCGTTGTAGTGTCCAAAGTATTATTTAATGTATTAAATGTATCCATTATAGAACTTGTGCCGGTTGCATAATTTGCGGTAACCGTATCTATAGATTTTAATTTTAAAGAAAATGAATTTGTAGCCGCTCCATTTAAAGCTGGTGCACCGCTATTGCCACGATGAGCTCCAAATTTAAAAGATAATATTCGTACACCCTCCGGCAAATAGGGATTAATCATAAAATTAGTTTCTGTTTCACCATAAGTGGCTTTACCATTTACAATAGTTAATGCTTGTGCATTAGCGATGGCTGCATAATTAGTTTCACCAACAAAATCCATTACCGAACCAGCTACACCAGTATTTCTAGTAGCTTGTGGAGCCATAGGTACAGAAATATAAATAGTTTGATTTTTATTTCCATAATAATTTGATGTAGTAAGAGTTCCTGCCACCAATGTTTCTGATGAACCATCAATGGTACTACTATCAAAAGTATTATTAACTATAGTTTGATCATTACCGGCATTTCTAATATAAGAACCAATCGAAGTACTTCCTCTAATGAATTTATTGCCAGTTATGGTACAACTACAATTATCAATATAAAGCATATCAGTACTTGCAGTAGGAGCTGCAAAAGTATTACCACTTATAAGAGAAGATCCTAAAATCCAAGCGTGATAAGCATAAGTGTATGTAACTGGCGTGGCGCCATCAGAAACTCTTCCTTGATCAATAATATTATTTCTAATTATTATGCTTGCAAGTGAGGTTTCAAGCGTCATTATGTACCTACTACGCTATCTACAATTAATCCTATATTACTTGGAGTAATTACAGAATGATAACTTGTTAAAAAGGTAGAGAGATATGCATTAATTTTATTTGATGATATATCAAGCATTGGAGTCTCAAATGCATATGTTGTTGGATTTTTAACACCAACGTGTATCCAAGAACAAGTATTTTTATCAATAATAACTGAACTAGAATAAATATCAGAAGCCGTAATAATATCATTTATTACACGATTAACCGATCCAATAACATTTATAAATCCATCACTTGTACCACAGTATATGTAACGACACACATTTTTAGAAATAGTTAACATATTATCTTTATCGTTAATATTAGAAGCATTCACAGTGTTAAACGAACGATCCTGTCTAACCAAGAAACAAATTGCTCCACAAATATTTTTTTCTATATGTACATTACTAGGTACGGGTATATTTGTAACTTTAGATGAACCATTATAAGTTCCACTTATTAATATAAGTTGATTTTTATTACAAATATTTTTTGTAATAAAACAATTAACTAATCTTGGACCTATCTGTGAGGCTGGTGTAGTTGTAGATGTACAAGCAATAATAAATGCGGCGCGTTTATCATCTGACGCAGCAGTGGTTTCGACTCTATTATTTTCTATTTGAATATTTTCATAATAAGTTTCTTGTCCACCTAATAATAAGCTAACGAAAGCAAATCTGGTTGCTATGCTACTTGTAAATTTATTATTTGTTATCTTAATATTTTTATTCTTTGAGCTAACTTTTCCACCACTTGTATAAGTTCCACTTCCAGATACTCCGTCAAGCGTAAAGTGAGTTGAATCTACAACTGTGATAGTAAAAGTACCATTAGCAGCGCTTACTCCAGTTACACCGATAATATTAACAGTATCTCCAGTAACGAATTGTGTTGCTGTACTTACGGTAACTTGTATAGGATTAGTTGCAGTTACTGCAGTCACAGTAAAATCAGAACCTGATGATAAAATACAAGCTTTGGCTGGATTAGATAAATTACCAGA